CTGCCAGAGTAGTGATCGTACCGGTCTTTTCGAACTCCATAGACTTATGGAAGCAGATTACTGTAACCAAAGTGGTCAATACTGTAGTGCCGACAGTGATACCGTATCCAATCCATCGATTCTGCCGTTCAGCCTTGCGATCTTCAGCCTTGTCATAGGCATCATTCTCAACGCGTTCGGTCTCGAGGAATCGGTCATACAGTTTCGCAACGTCGTCAACTGCGTGCCCCAAATCGTCAGAACCAACCTCCATATTCTTGAGTCCGCTCAGTTCACGTTCGATCTCAAATCTCAGTGCGTCTTTTACGTGCATTTTAGATTTCTCCTTTCAAAATTGGTTTCATAATAGGCGGTGTTATTTCTGCGACTCGTAGTCATATGTAACCACTTTGAGCAGTATTGATTTCTTTCTGTAAATATCATCAATGTGCTCGTCGAGTTTCAGAGTTAGCGGAGTTTCGGCAATGTCTCTGAAATCGATTATGATTTTACCGGACGGCTTCTTGCGATCAATGAAGAGCCAGAACAGAAGCCCGCCAACAAATATGCCGATTAAGAATTCCATATGTACCTCCTTTCGTACGTTATAAAATTAACATCGATTTCTGTAACCTATGTACGGAAAATGATGAATTTTCTAATTTAGATTAAAAGTCTGCTAATCTAGAATAGAAAAAATAAAGAGGACGCGTTACCATCCTCTTCGCTTTGCAATAGGTTCCAGGATTTTTACAATCCACGGAAAGTGTTCTCTTGTCCAAGCAGCAGCTCGAATTATACGCTTAGTCTGCTCATCAAACTCCAGCTCCTGCTTCACAAATCTTTTACGTTCCATAATCAAATCTCCTTTAGTTTTATTGTCATAAAGGAGCATGTTCTAGTTGCGAAAAAAAAGAAAGACCGCATGGACCTTACGCCCACACGATCATTCCGTTCTTACCAACCATTTCGTATTTCTTGGCATTCTTCTTGTACATTTCGACGTCATTCTTTACGTCTCTTTTACGTCCTTTCAAATAGTTAACGATAGTTACTCCATTCTCACGGATTTCAACGACTTCAAATTTAGTCTCAAATAACATGATGGTAGCCTCCTAATATGTTTTGTCTTCCATAAAGGAACATGTTCTGCTCGCGAAAAAAAAGAGCCCGTTAGGACTCTTCGTGCTTCAATAGATATAACATGTATTCGAGCTCGGTCATACAGTCGTTAATTTGCTGCAATGTCATCTTTGCTTCTCGAATGGATTCGTTTAGGCATAATATCTCTTGGTTGCTCGAATCACTCCAAATATAATCTGCGTCCACCTGCAAAACATTGGTTAGACCTCGTAGTAATCTAGCTCTACCTTTTAATCCTCTTTTAATCTCGTTCATAAATATCCTCCTAGTCTCTCGCTTCACTTAATAACCAAAAGAATTTTCTATATCGGTCGTAATACATATCTCGACCGCAAGGTATTTCTAATCTAGTTTTCAAATGTGTATATGACAGACCTTCTGTAACTGCTTTTAGAATGTAGCGGTATAAGAAATCATCGGCTTCCATTGCGCATTGTTCAATTAGCTTGATTCGCCTATCGTAATGCGCCTTCATCATTCCATATTTGGCTGTGATATCGGAAGGAATATTGCTGGAAGATTCCCTTTCAAACTTTGACGCAAATATAATGGCATCATTACACGAAGCGTATGCTTTCTTCCATTCGTTGTATTGTAAGCAAAAATGCTTCAACTCATAATATCTGTGTTTATCAATGTAATACTTATTGTTTTCTGAAATTACTGGACGAATTACTGTTGCCATTATCTTTTATTTCCCCCGTTTATCACTTTTTTCATAAAGGTTTCTGATGCTGTTCGTAATCTGTCTTGAAACTTGTCATCATTAGGTATATGCACGTTTACCGTACAATTGTCATATTTATAAGTTTTTTTCATATTCACCTCTTTAAAGCACCGGGGCAGGCGCCGATTACTATTTTAATATAACAATTGTCGTTGTCACCTGCGTGAGGTATATCGCGGAATTTTAAATCTAGATTAAATTATCTAATCATTTGCAATTTGGAACACTATTCTATATATTAGGTAAAAGGAAGGAGAGTTATAACTGATGTATAGAGAATATCCAACATTTAGACCAGAAGAAATATTAGAGTATGGTAGGAAGTCCCAGTTCGATGATCCGCTTTTAACCGTAGAAGAACAGTTAGAAAAGCATGAGAAAATCCTAGACGAATATGCCATGCGACATTTTGGTGGATCGATACCCGCTGGTAACAAATATAAGGAAATCGGCAGTGGGGAAACGCTAAAGAATAGGATCGAGATTAATAAGGTATTGCGTAGAATCGAGCGTCCGGAAATAAGAGGGGTTTTGGTTGTCGATGTTCAGCGTTTATCTCGTGGTAGTTTAAAAGATGCAGGTAAGCTTATTGAATTGTTCCAGTATTCCAACACGTACGTAATCACACCTACAAAAATATATGACATACGTGACGAGTACGATAGAGAAGCTTTTGAGCGGGAATTAAAACGTGGCCACGAATATCTCGAATACTATAAGAAAATACAAGCCAGGGGTAAACTTGCTAGTGTTAGGGAAGGAAATTATGTTGGTTCTGTAGCACCGTTTGGATTCGATAGAGTTAAAAAGCCGTATCCAGATGGTAAAAGACACTATTGGACGCTAAAAGAGAAGCCAGAAGAAGCGGGTATCGTACGTGCGATTTTCGATTGGTATTGTAACGAAGGATTGTCTACTTCTAATATATGCAGACGACTCGGGCAGATGGGCGTAAGAACTAAAAACGGAAAACTGAAATGGTCTCCGATGATGATTGAAAAAATATTAGGGAACGTTCATTATATAGGGAAAGTACGGTGGAACTGGCGAAAAGTTATAAAAATAATAAAAGACCAAGAAGTTAAGGTATTACGGCCTCAAGCAAAGGTTGGCGAATACTTGATCTTCGAGGGTAAGCACAACGGGTTAATATCCGAGGAATTGTATGATAGAGCACAAGAAATATCCGGTAGTGCTCCACGTAAACAGCTCGATTTAGCTCTCAGAAATGCTCTCGCTGGTATTATATTTTGTAAGTGCGGATACGCTATGGTGCACACTAGTTTTAGTCCGAGACCTACGCCGCCTAAGTTGAAATGTACTTATCAAAGAATATGTAAAACCGGTTCGGTCGACTACCAAGAAATAATAGAAAGAGTATGCTCATCCATCCGAGAATCAATTGAGGATTTTGAAATAAGAGTAGTAAATAACCAGTCAGACTCTGTTAAATTGCATAAAAGTTTAATAGATAGTCTCGAAAGAAAATTAAAGAATCTAAAAGAACAAGAAGTTCTACAATGGCAAGCTCAAACCGATCCAAATCCGGACAAACGTATGCCACCTGAAATATTCAAAACGTTGAATGAAAAACTTCTTATAGAAAAAGCCGAATTGGAAGACGCGTTAAGTGAGGCTTACGAATCCTTACCTGAGCCGATCGACTATAAAGAGAAAATCATAAAGTTTACCGAGGCGTTGGAAGCGGTAGAGAATCCGGACGTTTCTGTAGAGGATAAAAATAGATATTTGAAAGACATAATAGAGCGAATCGAATACGAGAGAGGGACGAATATTATGGTGACTAAAAATAATTATAAAGAATTAGGCATGGCGAAACCTACAAGAGGGATGGAATGGTATGCTCCGCCGTTTAAAATTGACGTGTTTTTAAAATAAGTATCATCCCTATCCCTATTCATGAGGGTATGTATGATACCAATAGTGTAGTATCAAGGGTTTGAAGAGAAAAATAAGAGAGCTTGTTAGGCTCCCTTCTTGGCAGCGACGACTTTCTTAATTCCGTCTACCACTTTGTCCATTACATCGCTTGCTGCATTTCCCACAGCTACACCAGCTGCGATTTGAGCAACAACTTTAATAACGTTTAACATGATAGATCATCCTTTCGTTTTAAGTCTTCCTTCCATAAAAGGAGGTGTTCCTATCGCGAATATGCAAAAAAATAAGAGGGGTTGCCGCTTTCACGGGCCCCTCTTTTTATTTTTAAGCGGCGTTAGCCTTCTTGTACTGGTTATTGCTGATCTTCAGGACAGCACCCAGGAAAACGTCGACCGCAGTAATGGTACCTACGATCTGCTCACCGTAAGGGAAGCCCCAGATACCAGCCAGAGCTGCGTACAGAGTGCCGATGGCAGGCAGTACGATCTGTGCGATCCAAATCAGAATATCATAGGTCATATTAGACATTTTCATAGCAAATCATCCTTTCAAGAAATAATTTCCCAAGATTGTACTTCTTTGTAAATCTTGTCGATGAAGGAATTACCCTTCAGCGCTTTGTATGCTTCGTAGAGCATTACGAAATTTTCATACTCATACTGACGGATTGTCTCCGGTTCGCGATTGTGGTAATAGATTCTGAGCATCTCACTTCGCAGCTGACATCTCGTGCCATTTGAGATCTTCCTAATGGAAACGATGACAGGAATAATCGCGCCTAAGAGTACGCCGATTTCGGTGATCAACGTCACCAAAGTTGTTAAGCCCATTGGACTCGCCTCCTCGAACATAATTTAATGTTACTTACTCAGCTTCTTGACATATTCGTCCTGAAGTTCGTAAGCAGCATCCTCGAAAGCTGCCAGATCAGCTCGGCAAATATCCCGATGCTCTTTATACAGCTCGGGGTTCAGTCTGGTGGAAGTGATCCGCATCTCCTCGGGCTTGCCCATAGGGATGGTGCAGGAATACTGGACCACTTTGGTGCCGCCAATGATTGTATAACCGATTCGCGTTACAGTATCGGTATAAGTCAGAGTAGTATTCACAAGAATTCTCCTTTCATTTCAGTTATGTAACTTCGCTAAAGCCTACTGCAAGCCAGTCCACATCGGTGGATGTATCGTTGGTACGCGTGATACGTATATCAAAGCCACTGTTCGATATATTATAGGCGTTCACGCCAAGAACTTTCGTACCCACCGAGGTCGAATATGGGTTGACCACTACGAATGGTATGTACTTATACGGTACTTGGAATTGT